CACCAGCCAAGACGACCTCCTTGAAGGTCATAGTCCAAAACTTATCAGCGTCTATACCAACCCTGCCTAAGTAATGGTCAATAAAGTCATCCCACGTTAAGGCTTTTTTGGCTTAACATCCCCTCCTTGCCTGTCGATACCCATGTTTAACTGGTTACCTAGGACTTTTGATTCCATGAAGGCTTCAATAATTTCTGTGTAGTGTTCAGCAGTGAAGTGTTCGTCCATAAAGTCGCCACACTCATACTCGTTGGCAAATAATGGCTCAGTCCCCTTGCCTAGTGCGTAGGCTTGGGTTGATAGGTAGCATAAGTCCCTAGTCTTACCTAGGTTTATCCCCTTACCCATGAAGGAAATTGTTTCTTCTAGCGATGGGAGGCTGTGCTTCTTTTCTAGCAAGTCCCAAAAATTAATAGAAAAGTGACCAACAATTACCTTGTCAGCCACTTTTATTTCATAGTAACCCTGTCTTTTGTTCTTCATAATGAGAACAAATATAGGGAATTTTAAGCATTAGCACTAGTAGCAGGCGCACCCGTTAATTGGAATGTGGCAGTATAACTGACAACATCCTCCATAGGGGCGTTCTGAGATAAGCTAGTCAAGTAGGCATCAACAGTGAAAATAGTCTCCCCACTCGCGGTAGTACCATAGACAAGAGTAAACTCCGTTCTGTTTACAATACCCTCGGTAAACAAGTCGAAGAAGCCTGTCGCGTTGGCATCAGTGTCAGCAGCGTAATCAACTAAGGCACTTACGTTAATTGTACCACCTCTTTGAGCAGAAATAAACTCAGCCCATCCAGCACTGTCCTTGGTCGAAGCGTCTGCTGTTGCGTGAGAAAACTCTATTGAACACTCTTGAGACTCTGCAACGGGGTTGCCATCGACAGTTACAAGTATTGACGTTCCATTAAATTTAGCCATAGTAGTAATAATTCGGTGGCTTAACCACCTTTTTTGTAGTTAATTCTTTTTACCCATCAAAGATAATTGATTATAAGTCTAGCGTTTTAACTTGTTAATGTCGTTGTTTGCCTCTCTCTGCTTTTGCTTTAGAAACTTGTACTCAACATAGCTTTGCCGATTGAATTTACGGCATCCCTAAATCTTGTGATTTGGTCAGCGTCCGACCATTCATTAACCACCCCCTTCTGCCTCTCTATTATTAGAGATTTGTCGACTTTTGCTCCCACATAGTCTACTCCTATAATTGCAATAAGATTTCCGTTTGAATCAAAATAAGGTGCGGCCGCTATTGACTCGATGCCCTGTCTTTTTAATGTTACCCTTGTCGTTAAGTCAGTTATCATATTGACATCTTCGTAAAACATACGCCACTCAATTACCTCAGAGATGAATTCGGGGTATAGCGATGTCGGGATGTCTTTTAGGTTTTGTGCTTGTCGCTCAATGCCTTGGGAAACAACCTCGTATTCGCAACTCATTCTCAACTTATGAGCCCCGTCAAAGTAGTTTTGACCATTATGAAACCTAAAGATGTACGCCCTGTTTGCCGCCCTCATGTACATCAAGTCCTCTAACAGTTCATTTACTAATAGGTCTCGGTTTATTCTTTGCGGTACATCGCCAAGCAACTCTTCTGCCTTTTTATCCAAGAGTCTACCCACAGGCTCTTTAAATATGTATAGTGCAAATGCAAGAAAGAATGTTAAAACTAAGTACCACTTTGCTCCTTTAAGGGCTAATATGATTTTTGAAAAGTCCATTTTACAGTATTAAGTCTTTTATTATTCATTATGATATGTCCTCTACATGGAACTCAAATACTGATATGGTTCTAAAATAAACACCTTCGTCATAGGCATCTCTAATCATGTCGCTGTTAAGCAATAGCTGTCGAATGACTTTAAAGTTGTCGGCAGATAAGTCGAGGTAGTCACTTATGTTCCTCATTAACATCTTTATTTGGCTTGTTATAGAGTTGTTAGCTCCCCATCCACCGCCACCAGAATTAAACCTAGAGATAACCTCTATGTTAACAGTATAGGCTTGTCCGATAGTGTCCTTTGTTACGTTTGTCTCTGTGGATGACGTCGGCTCAATGATAATAATTGGATGCTCTGTCAACTCATTGTCATTAGGGACTTGAACATAAACTGGGATGTCATTAGAATTATAGGAGATGGTGTTATCCGTCTCTAGCTTCTTAATGATTGCTGTTAATAAAGGGTCGGTTGCATCTCTCACTATAAGGCAAAGATAACTAAAAACTTAGTTGCCTTTCACATACTAATAGACTCTATTTTCCACTAATCAGCTTCTTTATGCGTGACTTCATCCTTCTAACGAACTGTTTGTTTTCATTATAAACATTTTTGTAAAAGTAGGGTCGAGCAGATGTGTTCGTCCAATTTCTTTTGTTATCACTACCTTTGAATTGCATAGCGTAGTCTTTTCCTTTTGCTCCGAATATTTTTCTAATTCCACTTAGGTTGATTCTCCTGCTACGAGTACCGAACTCGATGTATGCCATGATGGGATGTTTGTTGTCGCCAGCAGTCAATTTATAAGCGTTGCTACTCTTCTTTCTTTTAAGAAGCCTGTATTTAATTGTGGAACTTAATCCTGAGGTGTCCTCCCCTCGATTATTCAAGTAGGGCTTTGCGCTACTGTTAAAGTCTGCTCTAGCTTTCCCCGTCGAATCGACAGCCAACTTCTTCAACTCCTTTTGTAAGTCATCCTCTAAGCCTCCCAATTTCTTGAACTTGTCAATAATCTTCTTGTACTCCTTGGGACTTATATACATATTAGCTGTTCTATTTGCCATGATACAAAAATAAGTATATTTGCCCTATGGAAATATATGACTTGGTAGAGAAGGGGCTAGCCACAGGGGCAACAGAGCCAGTTACCGTAGCTGAAGCAAAAACATGGGGCGTCATAGAGACATCTCTTGATGATGCAGTAATAACTAGCTTAATAACCACTGCTAGAGATATGGTCGAGGCATATATCTCAAGGGACTTAATTCCAAAGACTTACACCCTATACACAGATGAGATACTAGCTTATGGCGGAGATGATTATGTTATTGATTTATGCGTGTCAACCAACCTTGCAAGCGTTACATCTGTTAGCGATGATTTTGATATATTCACGTCAGGAACTGACTACGAAATAATAGGCGCAAGCGGAAGCAAGCTATTGCTTAAACGAAACTATGGGGGAAACATAACAGTAGACTTTGATAGTATAGCCATTCAATCTCCATCACACTTGGAAACTTGCAAGTCAGCAATTAAGTCATTGATTGAACAAATCTACGACAACAGAGGAAACCTTGAAGGGGACAGCGATATAATGGTCATGGATAGGAACATCAAAGCAATTTTAGCACCAGTAAGAAACGCCTACTTCTAATGAGTAAGAAAAGAAACAGATTAAGAGATAGCTTCACCCTTAGAACGTCCACCTACTCCAAACAGCCAAATGGCGATTTGACTGAAACGGTTGCAAGTGAGACAACCTACCGCTGTGCTGTTTCATCTAGGGAGCAGTTGCTTGTTGACAAAACCTTTGAAGTCCCACAGATTGATTTCGACTATGTGTTGGAGTTGAGGAAGGAAACCCTTGACGCAAGCGGTATTCAAAAGGGCGCAAGGTTAACAACGAGTAAGACTGCTACCCAAGTGTTTCAAGTCAGCTCCGTCATCTATGACACATTAAGAACAGCTAGGCTTCTTATTAAATCAGCTTCTTAGGAATATATCGTTCATACATTTAATGGCTTGTTGCTTATTAACATAGAAACCAGCAACAAGTTTCCCCTTTCCAAGGTTAACACCTAGGTACTTATTAACCTCCACAACCCCATAGACTTCTCCATGACGTGGGTGACTCCTAGAAGTTACCTTGTATGTTTTCTCTTTTAATTTCATGGCTTATTTTACTTCTTTCACAATCGTATTCAGAAACTCAACGGTTATATTTGAATCATCCGCTACATTCTCTATCCATATCTCAAGATAGTCGTTGGTTGTAAGCCCAGTAATAGTCTGAACAGAAATACCTTCCGCACGGTTACGGCTATCGCTTCGCGTGTACATTTCGGAGTCAGCTATCACTACTCCATTCTTAGCTACATAAAGCCCAACCGTTTCATTACTCGAAGCACATACAAAAGTACAAACCGATGATACTTGGAAGTCCCCTTCTAAAGCACCTACGTAAGTAAGGCGGTTATTGGTATGGGTGAACTTCTGGTTAATTTGGTTAGCCGTTGTCGTACCTAGAATTTTAGTAGGCGTATCCTGAGCAGTAAAGGTCGTAGCCACCACATTCTCCCGCATAAAGTAGTTACCTACTGCCGATGTATTAGGAATACCTTTGCACTCTCTAAAGCGAGGCTCGTTATCGAAGAAGAATTCGCCAATGCCTTGTAGGTACGTTCCACCCCCTGAGAAGTTACAAGTATCCAAAATGTAGCTGTCTACGGGAATAGTAGCCGCTTGGTCTACGCTAATAGCTACGGTAGAGCTAAAGGCTACGAATGAAGAATATGTAACTCTAAAACGTCTAGCGATATTAGCCGTTGACTGAATTTCTATAAGGTTTTCCGTTCCATCGCCTACGAATAACGAGTTGTCGATACCGATAGTACCCGCATCTCCTGCGAAAATAAACGGCCCTGCGTTTAGCACCGCACCTTTAGAGTAGATAAAGTTATCGATATTCCCAAATAGGCAGGAAATACTAAAGCCTTCAAAGTTTACGCCCGTCCAGTCTAGCGCGATAGGTTGTACACCCGCTCCGCTTGGGTTAATCTCGATTCCTACACCACCTCCCTTAAAAGTGATATGTCTAATAGGTGTGGTAAAGTCAGTTGTAAGTATAGCGTCAGTTATGCCTATACCCGTCGATGTAAGACTTGAGTTTTCAGAAGAACTACCAAGAATTGTAGTGTCTTGACTACCAACGAGTCTATCGCCTGTCAAATCAACGTCTCCAAGAATATAGTAGGTAGCATTAGCCTCTAGTGTTATAACTCCTGCGTTAGCCTCTGGAAAGTCGGACTTTTCTGCAACAAAAAAGAACTTACCCGTTGTTAAGGCAGTCGATGAACCTGCCGTACTAAAAGCCGATGTGTTTTGCAGTAGGAAATTTAATAAAGTCGTTGAGTCATAGGCAGTTGTACCGTCCTCCGCAAACCAAGTGGATGATTCTGGAGTGGGTATAGAAAAGTATTCATTTGCTGGGGTGTTAAGCTGATAGTTGCTTCCATCGAAAGTAAGTATTGTCGTCCTTGGGAAATAACGTAACGAGCCACCAGCGTCCTCGTCAATAACAATGTAATTTGATAATTTGAATATTCTCTTTGCCATAGTAGGACAAAGATAACAGAAATAACAATGATGGTAAGTGGCAATAAAAAACCCCAACTCACAAAGAGTCGGGGCAATCTTACTAACACTTCTCGCTAGTCAAGGTTATGAAGAAGTTTCTTCATTACATACAGTCTATTCAACTACCTGATTATTAGGGAGTTTCTAAGGCTGAGGCCGCAGTTGCAAAGTCTCCGTAGACGAATGCACTTCTGTTGTTATTTCTAACAACTAATGCACCTCTCCACTCAGCGCGAATAGTCTTGAAGTTCTTAGTG